AGTAACACCGATTAGAGTCAGCAGCAAAGTGCTCCGTAGCAGGGAAAAAGTTACGTTGGACCGAATTGTGCGCTTCATCAAAATAAATGGTATTGACTTCAATATCAGATTCCTGCACTTTATGCAGAGAATGATAAGTGGTGAAGATGATAACATTCTCACCAGCAGTACGTGCAGTGTTAGCAAACAAATGAATCTTTGATGGATTGGTGCTGCTGAAGTGATGAGTCTCACCACTATGAACGTGCATAATGTGAGTGTGAGCAGTATCAATCAACTCAAGAAACTCACTGCAAAGTTGTTCTGCAAGCAGAATACGTGGAGCAACCACAACAAAAGTCTGACCTTGCTTGGACAGTTCCATGTTAGTGATTGCATCTTCAATCATACAAATGGTCTTGCCACCACCAGTCGGAATAACAATAGTGCCTTTCTTATGGTCCAGCATAGCGTTCGTAGCGTCCTGCTGGTGCGGGCGAAGAGTAAGCAAGAGGTCTCCGTATCAATACAAGTATAATATCACCCTCAGAAGGGCGTGTCAAGGGGTTTGTGACGGTCTGTGGAGTGTCACGATCACCTCATCTCCTACTTGCCTGACTTCTTTTACTTTAAATCCTTCTGCCATCATACTCATATCGTGGTTGATGGTAGTCTTATATTGATGGCATTCTTTACAAAGCAGTTGGCACTTATCTGCTTCTTCTATCAGTTTCTCTAATGTATATCCCATACACTTGCCTATTGTAAAACTTTTATTATTTCTATCAATATGGTCAAACTGTAAGTTTTCTGTTACACCACATCCAACACACTTTCCACCAAGATGCTCCAATAGAGTTGCTTTCTTTTTATCTTTAAGAGCTCTTACACTTTCATTTATTTTATCCTTATTCTCTTCACGCCATTTCTCAGTAAGATGTTTATATTTTTTATACCTTTCTTTATTTTTCTTTATCTCTTTATATCTTTCTCTTTCTTTTGCTTTTTTAGTCTCATAATCTTTATAAGGCATAACAGGGACAGATACTACTATTATTTATAATATTCTGTCCTTTAAAAGCTTAGTCTCTCATCTTCAACCTAGACAAAGGTAGTCTAGCAGTATTTTAGGAGAGTGTCAAGCTTGTGCTACCAACACCAACAACATTAAAGGTTAATGTAGTGCCAACTACACTAATTTGTACAGGATTACCAGGGTTTTCACTTGTAAATCCATCTATAGCTGTAGTAACACCACAAATAATATTGGCACATGAAATATCCCCAGAAAACTCAATATTTCCATCTCCTGTTATATTATTATTGTTTAAATTTAAATCTCCACCTAATTGTGGTGTCGTATCTTCTACAACATTTAGTAAAGCATCTCCACTGGTCAAATATACTGTGGTGTCAATACTTCCATCTGCCTTTAAGAATTCTGTTGATGATCCTCCTACCTTTGTAAATGAAGTTCCGGTGACATCTCCTGCGACAATAGTGCCTGTAGCAGCAATGTTTCCAGCAACATCTAATTTTTCTGCTGGTGATGATGAATTGATTCCAATACGACCATTGACACCTATGATTAGATTATTATTAACGTCAAGATTATTACCAAATTCTACATTTCCACTCACATAAGCAGTTCCAAAAACTTCAAGTTTTCTCGTTGGGTTAGTAACTCCTATACCAAGATTTCCGGCACTGGTTAATGCCATAAATCTTTGGGTTTCTTTATGCCAGAAGAAACCTCCTGTTGTTCCTGCAATTTCAGATGGATTTAGATAATAATTGATATTACCTGTTCCATAATTCATAATGTCTAAAGAATATGCATCACTATATGCAAATGCTCCATCAGTGTTTCCATATCTTAAAACACCATTGTATCCAGTGATATTATTACTTCTACCTAAACCGATCAAAGATGCATTAGAATTACTCGTAACCTGTATCTCTGCCTGAATATTCTTTCTTACGTGAATATCACTTTGAGGTGTAATTGTATTGACACCAATTTGATTAAAGTATGAAGTTCCAGAGAGAATATTGATGTTTGATGTGATTGTATCAGGTAATCTATCATCACTTATTGTTCCTGTAGTGATATTTGCACCACTAGCAAGGTTTGTTGCCGTTGTTGCAGTTCCCGTAATATTTCCAGTAAGATTGCCATCAAAAGTAGTTGCAGTTACAATACCAGAAGATGCTGTAATTGATGCTCCAACCTTTAGAGTAGTAAATGTAGAGACACCAGTAGAGTTTACATCACCAGATAAAGATCCAGAAAATTGACTTGCAGTTGCAACACCTGTGATATTGACATCACCAAAAACACTTAATGCAGAATCAGATGCACCAGGACTTGTTGATGTATTGATACCAATTTTTGATGTGGTATGAAGTCCTACACCACCATTATCAGTAATGAATGTTGTGCGAGCATATCCGATTAAATTATCAACTACATCAGAATTTCCAACTTTAAATTGTGATGCCGTCAGAACACCCGTTACATTTACACCACCAGATACTTCTAGTCTACTTGCCGTTATAAAACCAACAGTTGTAACACCAGATACTTCCAAGTTTCTGGATGCAAACAAATCTTGTGTTGTTGTTAATCCAGTAACTCTCGTGTCACCATACACATTAAGTAAATATCCACTGGGTATAGATGTTCCTATACCAACAAGACCGTTTGCATTTACTACAAAATTGTCATTATCAACCTGAACACCATTTTTAAAATTAAATGACTTTCTAATATTTGCCATTTTATATACTTTTTAGTTATTTATGAAACTCTCATGATGAAGGCAAGAGCATAATATGGTGGAAGGTTTTTATTGGTTCCGTTTTCACCCTCAAAATTTGTCTGAGTAATACCAGTAGATGAAGATGCAATATTGGATAAGGTTCCATTTGAATCACTACCAGGAACTCTTGAACCTCCATCATCATCAGTACCACCACCCGATTGAGTATGACTGTGCCCCGGATCGGTGATAGAGTGTTTGTGTTCCACCACAACAGCATCAGCACTGCCACCAAAAGCACCAGGTCGTACGTTTGGATATACAGCATCAGAACCATCACTATGAGCACCAACAATAAATCGATTTCTTAAATCTGGAGTTCCACTTGTTCCATCACATAAATTCCAACCGGCAGGAATTGATGTAATAGATCCAGACCACATAATAATTCCACCAATCGGAATCGTTCCAGTTGCATTAGTTCCAAAAGAATCTGAAAGTAACTCTGCTTTTGTTTGTGACATTAAATTATCTCCTTATATTAGTATTTAATGATCGGACGCATTCCAAGATATGGTGGTAGGTTTGCATTGGTTCCGGATTGACCTGCATTACCAATTGTAGTTGTGGTGGAAGCCGTCAGATTTACTGCGTTCGTGGTATCAGTAGAAGGAGCACCACCATCATCTCCATTACCTTCTTCAGTTCTTCCATCGGTCTTTGCGTCCAAACTATGATTATGTGGATTTGGACTAATTGTTGTACTCGAAGTTGCTGTGTGATTATGCTGAACAACTATGGCATCAGCACTACCATCAGATGCACCAGGAGTTGCAGAGTATCCTACAAATCTATCAACCAAGTCTGGAAGTTGCCCAAAAACACCATAGGTTTCCCCTAAAAGATTGCGAAGTTCTTGTAATAATGCTGCATTGACATCTTGGAGGAAAGACCCTGAGGTTGGAATAACATCTCCATTACAATATAAGTATCCTGATGGTGTTGTTGCTGTCGCCACATAAAATACAGAACCACGAGGTACTGATGGTTGCCAACTGACACCCATAGTTGCATTACTATCGGCAGTTAAAGCATATCCATTTTGTCCGACCTGTACTTTTGTTGCAGAATTGTTGCCGGTTGCTACTATAATTTCACCTTTATTATCCCAATCAATATTTGAAATTAATGAACCTTGTCCACCAAGTCCAATAATAAAACAACTAACCCCACTCTGTGGTGGTGTTGAAAATCTTATTGTATTTGTATTTTCACCTCCAGATTGAAGAATTAAATAATCAAATGATGGTTTCTGAATAACACCACCCAAAGAAACGATTACGTTTGCTGAACTTCCTGCAGGTATAAATGCAGCACCAGAACGAAGAAGAGCAAAATCAGTAGTGGAACTATTAAATTGTGACGAAATATCATCAACCACAATTGAATTTCCAAGAGGAAAATCACCAGTAATTTGCCCAGAATCTGCAGGAGTATATCCAAGTGCATTTACAACTTCTGAACCTGATATAAGACTTTGTGTTCCATTAGAACGCAATAGATGGTAAATGTCATTTCCGTTAATATTTGTAAATGATGGTGTCGTTGCAATAAATGAATCTGCCGTTATATCACCATCAACATCAACATTATCATTGATAGGTAATGTGTTTGTAGTTGATGAAAGATTCTTTAGTGTAGTATCACCAGTTACTTTAAGTTCTTCTTTGATTCTTACGTCTTTTGAGAATGTAACAGGACCATCAAATTGCGAAAGAACTTCACCAGAAGCACCACCTTCAACAACCAATCTCTCTTTTATTGTAACTTCATCAAATACTACACTTAATCGAGAAGGATCTTCTCCAGTTACAGTTGGAATTGGAACATCAAATGAGACCTCTTCACCAGTTGCTGAAGATTTCTTTTGGTTTCCAATAAAGAAATCACCCCTGTTGTTCATACCAGTATAAACAACGATACCAGATGATCTCTCTTGTGATTGACTTAAGAATTCTTCTTTTTCCGATAATGAAATTTCCTGAACCTGTGGAAGTGCTGTGGAATAGTTACCAGGACCATATCCAAGATACTCGAAGGTATGACCAGAAGCACGGAGAATTGATGGTCTACGGAACTCAATCGAAGGAACTTTAATCTTCTTGATTAGAGAATTTTGTACGTGAGGGGATTGTTTTGTTGCCAATGCTCCACGAATCACAGTGATTTCATTATTACCAACACCACCAAGAGTGTTGCTCGCAATTCTCATAATTTCATCATCTACACTAATATAAGATCCTAATGGGAATCTTTGTGCCGTTCCAATACCAGAATGAGAAACTGCAAAAGAAGTTTCAGTGGAATTAATTCCTCCAGATTCTGAAAGTAATAATGAATCATTGGCAAAAATTGTAATACCTCTTGACTGCAAGTTCTCATCAGATCTATCAGAAACACCTTCGTTTGAAGATAGTCCATGCTTTAAAATATATCCTGATGCACCACCAATACCACCCGTCACTGTGAATGTATTGACATCAGTGACAGTATCTACAATGTAATTTCCAAGATCATTATTACTATTATCAATTGCTTTGAACTTATTACCAACCACTAATCCATGAGAATTTGCAGTAATAATGTTTCCAACAGCAGTGAACGGTGTAGAAGGTGCAATTGCAAGTGCATAATGATCTGATGTGATAGTAGCGTCACCTGATGTTTTTGCGATTGAAATTTTATTTCTTGCAGGAATACTTGAAATACGATGATAAGTATCTTGAGAATTTCCAACACCAGTAAATTGGACTACATTACCAATACCTGCAGAAATACCAGAAGTACTTACAGTGTAATCATTATTCGTTCCAGATCCAATAATAGCAGTATCTAAGTAATATGTACGAGCAGAATATCCAGAACCACCATTCATAATGGTGACAGATATTATTGCTCCACCAGAAACAACTACCTTGGCGGTTGCACCATCCCATTCTGTACGACTTATATTATTATAAATTTTTACATTATAATAAGTTCCATTAGTAAATCCAGAAGTTATTGCATTTGTTGTTCCAGTTACAATACTACCAAGACCATGATCTCTATCAAAAGTAATAGTTGCACTTGTCGGACTATTTGCTACACTACTGATAGGAAGACCAATATTTAATGATGTTAATAATAAATCTACACTTTCTCTTGTAATACTCTTTTTCAGATCATTTGTTGATACATCACCAATTGGAGATCTTAATGCAAAACTCTTTGCTGACTGTGGATTATCATCGTAATTATCTCTATCAAGTTGTGGATATAAATCAGTTACTCTTTGACTATACTTAAGGTTATTAAATTCGCCACTTATTGAGTTTGATGCATTTAAGAGATAAGTATGATAAACTCCATTATTGGTCGTTTCATCATATTCTGAAATAACCTCATTACGATAAATGTAAATATTTGATTGTAAATCATTTCTCTCAAATCTTGGCAGTGAAGTTGTTCTGTTAGAAACATCATTAGTAAAACTTCCTACAGAACGATCTAAAGCATATATGAATGTAAGTGCATCAGTGACTGATGTTACGGTAAAGTCTCCATTATATCCTTTGTTAAAGTCACCTGCGGTATTGGTACTATCAGTGACATTACGAATGAATACACGATCACCGACATTTAAATTATGGGGTAGTTCTGTAACTACTGTGACAGTATCACTTACACCACTATAAGAACATGTACTGATAAATCTTGGATTACGATTGAAATCATAATCACCATTAGTATTTGATGCACTAATACTCGTAGCAGTAAAATCTGTGTTTGCACGAACACCAGTTGTGCTAGATTCTTGGAGAATAAATCCTGCTTCGGGAGTTTTTGAGTTTAAATATTGGTTAGGAATAACGACTCTGGTTTTATAAATCTTATCATCTAAACTTCTATTATCAGGAAGTCTCTTGATAAATGTTGTTTCAGATGCACCAGTTCCAGAAAGATTTGGTTGAACCGTATTTCCTGTTGCTCTAGTAGTAATATACCACTGCCCAGCAGTTCCATCCCATTGAACTGGATGACCAAAATCACCAGACTGCTTATCAGAAACTCTGGTGATAATCTTTAAATTAGTTCCACCAGATACTGTGATTTCATCTCCTGCAAGTGCTTCTGCTTCTGATGCAGCTAACTTAATGGTAGTGTTAGTTGGTGCAATCGCATAATAAACTGTATTTGTCTGAAGATTCTCTGGATAATCTGCATCATCACTTATAATAATAACCCTTTCACCAGTTGTTAAATTATGAGTTCCTGACGAAAGTGTGAACACATTGGATGAATTTGGTGCTCCAACAGAGTACTCATCAAATGATGATTCACCACTTGGCATTAAAATATCTGCAGAATATTCTGTTCCTCCAATGTTTAAAAATATCTTATCACTTACTTTTGCACCTACACGATATCCTTGAGTTAAAATTGGTGGTTTTATTGACTCATTTTCAAATCCAAAGAGATATAATTTTGTAGTCGTATTTGAAGCATCAAGGTCAATCTGTAACCAATCAATATTTTCTTCTACCGACTCAATTGCTCTTGGTGGTATAATGTGTGTAATAAATGCCTTATTATCTTTTTCAAATGCCTCTTTCTTGAATCCACCAGAAACTAATGATAATTGTCCAAAGTTTGAGTTTGAGTTGGTGATAGAAGCATCACCACCACTTTGTGCCTCAAAGTGATTATTAAATCCAATCGCAAACACAGATACAATTTGAAGAATTGCATCATTAGTAATCTTAATATGGGAAGTATCCCATCCATTACGATAAACAGAATCAGATTCTAAATGATATGCCCTTCCTGTTGATGAAGAACCTGCCGATAAGTCTGATCCATCTACTTTACTAATCGTTATTCCATCATATGTTCTACTCGTTGTATTATATCTTACAAATGCTCTATCATCCTTCTGTAGAGATACACCTGTAAATTGTGCAACAACCATCGAACGGAATCCAGTTGCTTTGGATCCATCTGCGTGCATTCCATTCATACCCCATACAGAACGCATAGAGATGTTAAAGATGTATGGAGAAGCACCAGATACTGTATCTGTTTCAATTGTTACTGCTTCTGATCCAGAAATTGATGGTTGTGCATTGATTAATGTAAAATCAGACTGTAGAGTGTATGTGAACTTCGTATTATCACTATTATCAATAGTAGAAACTTTTGTTGATATATTATATCTAGAATCACTAACACCTGTAATACGAATTGGTGTTCCTACATTTAGATTATGAGCAATATTAGTTGTTACTGTAACAACTCTTGTCGGAACTCCAGCAGAACCAGATTCAATATTAGTAATTGTAATCGGATCCGCCGCAAATGCACCTACAATTTCAAATTCAGGTCTTCTTGGAGCAAATCCATCTGCATTAGTTTCAAATACATCATCAGAATCAATTTCTCTTCCTGATCCTGTGCCATATGCTTTTGATAACTTGCCATAGTACATTGCAAGGTCTGTAGGACCAAAATCAGTTTCATTTACACCATCAGCATACTCAAAACACGTTAATTTATTGTGTGAAAATGTTGGTGTTGATTGTATAGAAAAATCATTTGGTTGTGTATAAACCAGTCCAAATTCATCTCCATCAAAAATGGAGAACTGCCATAAGTAACAAGCTCCAGTAACTCTGAAGATGGCAGATCTTGCTACATTAGAATCTGTAGGATTAGGAATATATTTTGGACGAACTTTTGTTTTTCTTAAATCAAGACCAACGATTGATGTACCTCTTGGTACAATAACCCCACCAAAAACACTATTGAACTTATAAAGATCATTGTCTTTCTGTGTTAAATCAAAGTTAGATTCTAATGTAAGTGGAAGTGCTCTTACTGCAGAACCATCAGGAGTTGCAACCGTTCCATTAGATGTAATAGAATAACCTGGTCTATTATCAATCTCATGCTCACCAGGCATTAAGAGAATTGTAGTTTTCTCTGTTTCGTCATTATTATTTCCTTTCAGATATGAAAATCTTGCTGACTCTATCAGTGCTCTCTGAACAGTTTTAAAAGGTCTTGTAAGAGAGTTACCTTGATTAGTAATGCTATCAGTTGCATCCAAGTCTGAAGGACTTACATATAAAATACGACCTTCCGTGTTCTTGATAATGGAATCTAATTTATTCAGAGGCATTGTATTACTGCTTCTATACTATTTGCTATGATTTATTTATCCCAGCAAATCTTCTTCACCATTATAAAATGCCTGTATATCTTCTGGTAAATTTTCAGGATTCAATATCTCTATCGGGTCAAAGCAAGGATGGCAATTTTCCAATATCAAATAGTTAGAACCTTTGTAAATATCGTCTACTGAATACTCTTTATTTTCTTCTGCTTCTTTTACTATTTCATAGTCATAC